CATGACCTCCGTTATGCTTCCGTAAATCCAATGAAGTAATCCATCGATACGCGCCAGATTTTCACATCGTCTTCGTAAAAATCCCTATCGCTTTCTAATAATGCTGACTGCACAGTGTCTGTTCCTGCGGTGCCCTTAAATCCATCAAGCCTCTTCCGAATCGCATCGGCTACGCTCTTTGCGTCTAGGTATTTAGTCGCCCAGGCATCGAATTGCAAACGCGGCTCCGCAAGCCCGCTCGCTCCAGACATATCATGCACCCTCTCTCCAGAGATACGCTGATAGGTTACTGCCGGCAGGATCGGTTTCTGAGGAAGTTTAAGCGGATAGAGCCTCGATGCTATCAATCCAGATAGGGTCGCATCCGCTAACAAAAATGTACTAATAGAACTCTCTATCATGCCAGCCTCTGTGCCAATCTACTGCCTAATTTGCCTCTAGCAGCCTTGCTAGCGAGTCGTGCGGCGGTTCGTTCAAGTGATTTCCCTATCTCTCCGCTTATGGATTTTAAAACCTGCTCACGGTTCTTGTCCCATGCAGGCCTGAGCCAGGGACGGGCAGCCATTTTAGAAGTACCGAATTCAAAAAAAAGTCCAATAAAGCCTTCACCTTTGGGCCCCTTTGCTCTCGGCGTACCAATCTCAAGTTGAACTATATCTTTACGGCGTCTTTTTTTAGGAGGTGGCAATGTTGTAACACGCCTTGCAACTCGTTTTGAAATAGGAAGAACATTTTTTTTTGCGTCTGTAACCACTGGCTTTGCCGCCTTCTTAAGTGCAGTACGTAAGACAGACTTCTTGAGCGCTGTGGTCGGTAGGAGCTTCAGAGCGTCTTCAAGCTCTTTTGCGCCAAACATCTTTGCACTGATTTCCAATCCACTCGCATTCGCCACTACTCTGCTCTCCTAGTAGCCAGAATCTCTAACGCCTCGCGCCGTCCTATTTCCATTACTGCTGTTATATCGTAATTATCGCCGTCAAACACTATTCGATTTTCCACAGTTACGTCACTTCTATATCTGATTTTAAACCTCGTATCAGCCTCTGCCGCCGTCTGTTGACTCGCGAATCTCTCCGTGCCTCTAAGTGGTATCGCCTCAGCCCACACGGTATCCAGAGCATTCCAACTTTCAATCGGCTCACCAGAAGCGTCCTGCGTTTCCACCTTGACCTGCAGCTGTATGCGCCGATCCATACGTCCTATTTTTACGGCCATACCCTATCCGTCGTAAGCAGATTATGAGCGGCGACCGGAATCTCGAAGTGCTGTCTAATATCGGTAATCTGTCTATTCTCGAACAGCTCCGCGAGAACCATCTTGATTGCGGCTACTATCTCGTTCGGCACATCAGTAGCCGCGTTTCCGTAGCCGGCTACAAACCGCATCTCGAATCCGTTTATCGGTCTCAGCGTTACGCTCGGCCAGGACGCGCCGTCCTTGAGCGATATCCTGCCTATAAATCCTGTCGTATCCACCTGGTATTTGGTCGCATCGAACGTAGCTTGAACCTCATCCTTGTCCGTGTACTTGATGCTCGTCACGGACTGCAGTGGCGGAAGAGCGACATCGAAGGGCGAGCTGGGGAAACCATCCAGGAACAAATCCCAGGTCTGAGTGATATAGACCCGATTCTGAATCCTCTCGCAGTACCGCCTAGCAACAGTGATGAGTTCAGTGATTAACGTGTCGCTGTTCGTATCGTCCACGCGCAGATGATCCTTCGCATCTGTAAGAGATACAGGTTCGACTGATGGGGGCGTAATCAATTCGAGCTTCATTTCTTTTTCACGCTCCGCTTCTTCTTGATAGGTGATTCCATCATCTCTGTCTCAGGAGTCTCGACAGCAGCTGTCTCGTATGAGCCTTTAACTGGCTCTGCGTAGCCACCTACCACAAGCGACTTAGCCTCTTCGACGGGCAGGTCATATACTGCCCCCGGGTAATACGAGCCGTCAGGCCCCGAAGCGAGCGTAATCATGCGGATGCTCATCGTCTTATGCATAGTAGCTCACGTTCAACACAGAAGAGGCAACCTCCTCTATGAATTTAATCGCACTCATATCGCCCGTATACCAGAACGGAGTTCCTGTAGGCAGCTGAATCCCAATCGTTCCAGTCGGACTCGTACCGTCATCTCTCCACCTGACGTTTTGCCCTGTGCAGATAAGCAAGGCACGCTGAGCTCCATTCGGAACAGTAAGCGCCTTCACGCCGCTTAGTCCTGTTACCTGCTCATATCCAAGTGGTTTTAAAATCATGTAATGATAATTCCCGCACCGCGAAGTGCTGCTATAACGCTGTTGATTTTCGCCGCCAGCGTCGCTATATCGTCCTTAACGGAAACGGTTGTGTCGTTCACTACATCGCCAGCCGTTCCGCCGGTGCTATCTGTGATGCTCACTATCGCAGCTGCCTGTGTGCCGTTGTTGGTGACTTTACCGCCGGTCTCTACTTTGAGTTCACCACCGCTCTTAACAACGAGCTTATCGCCGGGGCGCTCCATGTATACTTTCGGTTGATAGGTTGCGTCCGCCATTAGTTTTCCCTCCGTTGGCTACCAAGACTACGCGCGTCTCTAGGCCGTCCCCTCAGCTGGGCTCGCGTGAACCTCAGATAGGATCGTGGCGCCGTGTGTTACAGGAGCTTTTCTCGCCTGGTATTGGATTGCGTATATATCACCGGTAGCTGTGGCTGCTCCGCCTCGGTCTATCTCGCAGCGCACATACCTCTTGCCGGGCCGATAGATGTCAATCATAAACGAATCGCCGTTACTAGCAGGTACAACTTTCGTTCCTGCTAAGTCAGCGAAGGTAGAGTCGTCTGCAGACTGCGCCACGTTAGCGAAGTTCGCCGCATTCACTGTCGCTATCGAGCCGAAGAAAACAACGCCGTCGTATCCCTCCATATCGACAGAAGCAGAGTTAAGTGCTGTCCCGGCTGACCCTGCGGCAGCCAGAACCATAGTCACTTTCGCGTTTTTGGTCAGGTTCATTTTTTATCACCTCAATTTATTTTCCTAGTCTCAAGTTCGCTGTCCGCTCTTAGGCTAATTTCACTCTAGCAAACGCCTCTTCGAGTACAGGCATTCCATCAGCTTCTAGCCTACCAATAAACCCTGTCTGGTTTTTTTCAGCATAGAGTTCAACTAGTCTCTGAATCTGCATATCAAGAGCGTCTACTATCCAATACGTACTGAAATCTCCGATGATGCCCACGTATTTTCCAGTGGTGAAAGTATTGGGGGCGAACTCGCTCATTAAGAACGGCAGCCCAAGCAATGTATCAGGTTCACCATTTCTCACGCTCTGACGCCAGATGTATTGACCGTTCCCATCTTTGAGTTTAGTAATCTGCTTTAGAGCGTCTCTGTGAAACATCCATATTGCTTTCGGCCAATACTGTCCCTTGAGCGTATACTTCGCTTCTATCAATCCATCGAACTGAATTGATGTAGCAGTGTTACCTGTTGATACATCACGTGCTGTGGAGATTCCATTGGCCGAAGCTGTAAAGACACCAAGAGGCTGCGCAGCGCCAGTACCAGTGAGGAAGGCCTTCTCTTCTGTTTGTGCAAACACCTGCACAAACGCCTGTCGCACTATCTGCTCAACATCCAAAAATGAAGCTGTAAGCATTTTGTTAGAAACTTTAATCAACTTAGAGAGAGGATGCGGAGAAAGTTCTCTTTTCCCGAAAGACATTGACGTATCTTCGCTGCCGATACTCAACTCAGAAGTCCAATCAGCATCTGAAGGATTAGAGTCTAATGACGGCACCCCGAGACTCTGTGCTTTTGCGACAGAGAACTTTGTTGCCATTTGACGCACATGAACCTCGTCATCAATGCCTTTAATTAACTCCTGCACCATCTGTTCAGGTGCTACGAGATATCCGCCGGAGACATCCAGGTCTGCCTGTAATGACCTATATTGCGCAGGCATAGATATTCCATAAGACAGGAATCCGCAGAAAGCCTCTCTATATTCCTCAGAAGCGAACCCGATTTTTCTCTCAGCGCCGGCGCCGTTGTCAGTATCCGGCTTCGCTGCCTTTACGCCTTGCGACTCAGCCATCTCTTTTTCTAGTTCGAGCAGACGCTCTTCCTTCTCTACGTCTTTGCCGAGCTTGTCCACCTGCTCGATTAGCTCAGCGTACTTGGCATCCTCTTCAGAGGTGAGCTCCCGCTTCTCTTCGTCAGCCTTATCAAGTAGCTTGCGCGCATGCGTTACAAGTTCTCCCCTCTTCCTGCGCAGTTCTGATATTTTCATTCGTCTATACCTCTCTAGATTTGAGTTCCAGCCTACGTCTCAAGTTTGATAGTTCATAGGCGTTTGCAGTTTTAAGATTTTCAAGTTCTTTCTGACTCTGCCTTTCTGAAAAATATCCATTCAAAACGCGTTGAATACCGTTACGAACCTGCACGTCGGTCTGAGGATACGCAGGGAAGGTTACGATAGAGACGTCAATCAACTCCACTTCTTCGAGCTGTCGTATCACTTCTGGGCCTGATTCGTCCCAAGTTTGTTTTATAGGCACAAACCCGAAGCTAGCCTGGTCTACATCTCCGCGCTCGATAAGCGTTACGACATCTTTCGCCCAGGTAGTATCCGGCGGATCTATCTCCATTCTGAGTCCAGTAGTATCCTCAGACAGTTTCAAAGTACTGTTCTTAGTGCGGCCAAGGATGAGGTTGCTATCGTGATTGAACAGCGCCCTGATGTCCGCATCTAATGTTTTTGCGAAAGCGCCCGGTTTAATTTTCTCTCGGAAGAAAAACATGGGCAGCGATAGCTCGTTAAACACAGCCGCATGGCCGACGATTCTGGGTTTGCCATCTTCTCTCCTCTCGACTGTCGGCGAAATTGTAAAGCTGCGATGTTCCATCTCTGTGTCGTCAAGAGACCTGAGAGGTGGAGGTTCAACTTCCGCATCTCTCAGATGAGCTGCTAGGTGATTCCAAACTCCCTGTCTATCTCTGTCCGGAATGGTCGTACCTCCTCTGGCTCCGTTCAAAACGCTAATGCCTGCCTGACAAGCCTTCACGTTTGCGGCGCCTATATCTCCGTTTGCGGAAACCTGGTGGTGTATGAATTTATACGCGTCTTTTGTGTCCGGATTTGAATTGGCATCTCTCCAGGCGTATGCCTGGCGATAGTAAGAAGCAGTCTCGTCCTTACGCAAGCGTGCCTTGTTGCCGGGTCCGTCCCAGCGTTCCTCTGAGGTTGGGGTGTGATGTACGGCGATTGCTACTCTAGTCTCGTTGACCATCTCTATCGTTAGGCTCCGGAGAGTCAATTTCGTCGATAGAATTATGGTCGGATATTATGAACGGGTTTGTCAAGTCCCTGCCGTTCGCCTTCTGCGCAACAGGCGCTGAGCCGGCGGGAATCATGTTCATCGGGATTAGGTAAGTCGTACCTTTGCCGCTAGGGAGAGGATTCATGTTTTCGAGTTCACGCACGTCATCGGCCGAGAGCCAGCCCCACTGACGACCGACAGCATAAGACGCGAATCTGCTTTGCGTATCGCCTCTTAGAAGACCATCAACTCTGAACTCAGCGAAGAACATGTCGAGCTCATCAGAAAAAAACAAGTCACGTAAAATCGCCTGCTCCCACCTGACGAGCCAAGGGCGGATGGTATGCACAACGAAGTCAATCGCCTGCTGCTCAACGTTGGAGAAAGTTGCCCTATCCAAATCGCCTATCATGTGCGGCGGGATGCGAAATATTCTGGCAATCTCGTTTACCTGAAACTTGCGGGTCTCCAAGAATTGGGCGTCTTTTCCAGGAATGCCAATCTGCTGAAACTTCATTCCCTCTTCCAGAATCGCAAGGCGATGTGCTTGAGACAGTCCCTGATGCTGGTCTTGCCATGACTTACTCAGATAGTCCTTCGCTTCTTTGCTCAATCGTCCAGGATGTTCCAGCACTCCGCCCGGAGTAGCATCTCCTGAGAAAAACCGCGAGCCGAACTCTTCTGCAGCCAGAGAAAGCCCTATTGACTCGCGTGCAAACGATATGGGAGACTGGCCAACAAATCCGTTGGCAGAAAGCCCTTTGACGTGGAAGACATTATCAGACGAAATCCTAACCTCACCGCCTTGTGGAAGTGTGTAGAAATACTGCAATGCCTGATTCTTGCCCTCCACGCGCATCCTATCCGGACGGAGCGGCCACAGGGCTACTGGAATACCTGAATTATTGCGCTCGATTTCGGCGTATGCGTTTCCCCAGAGCGCCAGATGACCCATCAAAGTCTCCCTAAACTCAAAACTGGTCATGAGTGGATTAGCTCGATGGTGCAGAATCGGATAGAGAGGATGGTTAGAAGCACGCTCCTTGCCCCTTGTAGCCTGACGTTTGTAGACAAATAGCGGCAGAGAAGCGACAGTCTCAGCCAAAACGCGCACGCTCGCATATACAGCCGAGCACTGCATAGCGTTTAATTCGGTTATCTTCAGCCCTGCTTTTGTAGTAGAGCCTGTTCCCCAAACAGCATCCAGAACCCACTGAGGCGGATTGGCAAGGTTCCTCTGCTCAAAGGATTTAGGCAAGCCGCCTAACAACATTTTCTTTAGCTCTTGTGTGATGCTCATTTAAATCACCGTTATCCCGCGTTCTTCGTAGATGGATTTCCCGCCGTCTCCCGGGTCAGCTAGAGCCCTATTGAGCGCTGTTACTAGAGAGACAACACCGTCTATTTTGTTCTGAGGCTGCTCCTTACGTGGATAGATATTGTCCTTAGCGTCCCTATGGCAAACCACGTTTGATGTCATCCAGGCCAAGACGGGGTCATTTTTATGATGGAAGTTACCGCCTAAAACTAGAGCCTCTAGTGTTTTCATCGGGTCGGAGAAGTTGTTTACCGTAGGCCTAATCTCGACCATAGGAGCTCCATCGTTCATGAGCCGGCCTACCATCTGGCTTGCCTGCCATGGGTCATATCCAATTGCCAGAACGTTGAACCTGGTAAGCGCTTCACGGATGCTCTCTTCAATCACGTCCAGGTCAATCATATTCCCCTCTGTGAGAGTCATCCATCCATCCTTAACCCAGCCCTCAAAATGAGCGCTCTTTGCGTGGGCGTCGCTGTGCACATTATCACGCGGCAGGAAATATTTATTGAAAGCGAAGTACTGTCCGCCGCGTTTAAAGAGAATCGTTATGGCGGTTACATCTATTTTCGAGGACAAGTCCATCCCGATCCAGCAGTCCTCTGTCTCGAAATCGTCTATACTCAACTGCTCGTCTCCACAACTATTCCACTTTTCCATATCCATCCATGCAGTATCGGCGTTAACCCAGACGTTCAAATGATTGGTCAGGAAAGCGTTTTAAGCGGAAGCGAGTTCACGCGCTTTTGAGCAGGAAGATTTTATCTTCTCTGGATACACGCTAACGCCATAATTCGGGTTTGCCTTCTTCCAACTCTTTGCCTTCTTCCAATCGTCACCCTCGTCAATCGTGTAAATCAGACCGAAATATGTATCGTCTTTGACTATTCCCTCTAAGATTTTTATTAGATATGACCTCTGCTCGTAACAGATTCCCGCGCGGTTACTACCGGCTGTAGTGATGAGCCACATGAGCGGCTGCAATCTGGCGCCACTGGAGGTCTCAAGCACGTCAAAAACGAGTCTGGTTTTGTGAGCGTGCAGTTCGTCAATCAAAACACCATGAGCATTCAGGCCGTCCATAGTCGAGCCCTCTGCGCTTAGAGCCTCGAATTTAGAGGCTGTCGAAAGGCGATTGATGTTATGAGCATTGACCTGTATGCCGAAGTGCTGACGCAATTCGCTGTCTTTTCTGGCCATGTCCTGGGCGTCGTTAAAGATTATTTTCGCCTGGTCGCGCGTTGTGGCTGCTGAATATATCTCAGCTCCCTGCTCGTCATCTGCCACTAGCATGTATAGACCTATGGCTGCAGACAGAGTGGACTTCCCGTTTTTGCGCGGAACCTCAACGTAAGAAGTTCTAAATCTTCTGATACCTGCTGGTGTTAGCCAGCCGAAAACAGTTGTCAGAATGAACTTCTGCCAAGGCTCTAGCTTCAAAGTCTCACCCTTGCGTGCCCATTCGCC